GCGAGATCGGCGTGTAAGCGTAGAGCGTCAGTGACGTACACCATCTGGAACTCTTTGGGCATACGGCTGATGTATTTCATGTCACGAGTGAACACGTCGGGCGTGGTTGACATAGACATTGATGTCGCCACAGCAAACTTGACGGATGGTTCGTCAGGTATTTCCATCATGTCTGGCTTGAGACGTATCGCGTCAACAGATGGCATCTTGTGCATCATGTCACGAGCGGCAACCCACTCTGCGGCCGCACCCTCACCGACTTTACCCTCGGCGGCCATGAGATATAGGTCGCGTGGTAAATCATCTGGCAACTCGGTTAACAGCTTAGTCCATGATCGTTGCGTTGGATTGCTACGACGTGATGGGTCAAAGTCATTGAGTAGGTCGGGGCGTAGTCGTAAGAACGCGATGCCAATAGCGGGGACGCCGTTGTCCATAGCCCACTCGCACCAGTCGTCGAGAGACGTTTCTACGTCTAAGTGCCACAACCTGTCATTGAGGTGAGCAAGTAAAGGCTTTGCACCAGAGCGATCTTCTGCACGATTACCCGTGGCGATGATGCGAACTTCAGGGTCGAGCTCGAACGTCGACGTCTTGCGCTCGAGGACAAACCCTGCCGCCCATGTTTGATGGTGGTGTGAGGACTGAGCTAGTTCTTCGAGTACGATTAGCCCTGCGCCTGTACCTTTGCGGAACTTGTAGAACATGTCGGTTGGATTGAATATCGTCACGCCGTCGACAACAGAGGGTACACCCGTAAAGTCAACGACGTCGTGGTTGTTGACGTGTACCACAAGTGTACGATCTTTTGGTATGCCTAGTGCTTCGCCTACTTGAAGCGATGCGTCCGACTTACCAGTCCCTGGTTTTCCGTGAAACATAGGCGCAACCTTGGGGAAGCGACTGAGTTGACTTACCACGATTTCTTTGGTCTGATTTATTGATGGCATATTATTCTCCTTATATGCACGGTTGGGGTCAGGTGTGTACACATAGTGTCACACGTGTATACCTGTTAACAGATAACCTGTCAACGAGTGGTTGATTTGAGGTTAACCGCACCGACGCAGATCACGTATCCAGTGTGGTTTGTCGATGTGAATGGTTTCGATACTGCCACGAGTAACGGCGACGTTGTGGTCGTCAGCAGCGGCAAGAATTATTGCGGCGTCGCAGTCTTCTTCTGCGTACACGCCGAGGTTGTCTTTGTATGAAAAGCGAGACAGCGACGATGCGTTGAGCCCGAGCTTGAACAGGTTGTGATTGCTAATGAATAGCCACCCATGTGATGGGTCGGTGTGAAATGTAAGTTTCATTACCACATGTCCCCGCCGTTGTTAGCGTAGTTGCTTACGTCGCTGATCCACTCTTTGTATTCCTTGGCGCGGTCAGGATCGTGAAAGCTGTAGCGGACACTGTTGTTATACTTACTGGCGTTGTCGTATTCGCGGAAGTATTTGGCATAAGCCTCGTCGGGTGTTGCCCCCGTGATTTCGATTTCGGTTATGGTAGGCGACTTATCCCACCAGTTTTTGTACGTTTCCGTGATCATAAGTTTCATGCGGCTTCCTCCAAGTTGGTTGTCATGCGCAGTGCGCAGTGATTTGCGTAAGACCCTGCGATTATCATATCTCTGAGATACAGACATGAGCAGGGCGTGGTTGGTTGATCGGGACGAGCAGACGCTGTGTGCTTGCCAGTGGTGCGTGATGTTTTATCTTTGTTGGAAAACCACTCGCGTCCATTGGCGTCGTAGATGTACATCGGCCAGTGCTCGCCATATGAGTAGACGATATACATGTCATTTTTGATAACAGAGTACATTGTCCTGTTGTTCGTTATGAACTGCTTGCGGCGGTTTACGTAGTCGCGCACGTCTGCGTTCTGGATGGGCATCAGTTGCCGTCCCCATTAGAGACGTAGGTTTCAACTAACCTGTACGTCGTCTCGACAGACGTGTCAGGAGATATTGTCCACTTGCCGTCAGCGCCGTCAGCGCCGTTGACAGCGTAAGTCGGGCAGAACGTGACGTACTTGTGACCTTCCTCAGACCACAGTTGCATATCGAACGTGGCTTCGTCGTCGTCTAAGACGTGTTGCCACTTATCTTCGGGGAAATTGAATTGATTCATGTGAGTAACTCCTTCACGGTTTAAATAAGTTGACGCCTACACCTGCGTTCTGGATAGGCATCAGTTGCCGTCCCAAGGTTTTTCGATAACAGTGTACGCTTTGTAAACGTTACCATTCGTTTGGTAATGCCCCTCAGGCATTTTTTCACGAGCGTATATGATAAGCTGTAGCTCTTCGGGCTTACCGCAACGTTCACAACCTTCTTCGGTGTAGAAGTGCAGATCGTACAACTCACCAGGATTGACCTCGGGGTTGCCGTCGCAATCTTCTATCTCGTTGTCGAAATGCCACATATCATTTGGCCATGTGTATTCGAGTGGTTTACTAGTCATGTGAGTAACTCCTTCACGGTTTAAATAAGTTGACGCATACACCTGCGACTTGAGAGCCGTCGGCTGTGATGTAAGATGAACCACAGCCAGTCATTGCGTTAATAAAGATCCAAGCGCACCACGCAGAGATAATTGCGGTGATGGACAAGAGAGTGACGGCATCGATTAGCTTGGTGATGAGTCGTCGGGCAGTTATTTGCGATAAACGTCGGGACATGGGTGAACCTCCAAGATGTTGGGAAAAAGATAATCGACAAGACAAAATTTGTATTAAGACAATCGACAAGACAAAAGGATGCTCGTAAGTCATTGAAATTGCAGTAATAAGACAATAAGACAAACTGTGAGAGAAGCAGACAAGCATGGGAGGAGCGTGGTGTTTTTCACACGAGAGGACACAAAGTATTTCCTCTTTATTATTATTATTTATTACTGTCTTATTGTCTTATTGTCTTAATAGGCGCTTTTCTGGCAATGAAATCAATCACTTGGTATTAAGACAGCTAATAAGACAGAGCAAAACAGGCTAAATCCTGTCTTAATAGGGGAAAACAGGGCGCAAGCGCCCTGACAATGGTTTGATTAAGCGATGAAGCGCGACTGAATAGCAGTGTCAACACGTTCCATTGCGGCGTGGTATGCGGCCAGATCAATAACAACATTTTGCCCTGCTTTTGGGTTCTCGATCTTGTCAGCTAACTGCTCAAGCAGTTTTGCAGGTGTCAGTTCTTTGACGATCGCAGGAGCTTTTTCCTCATCAACATACCATGCGTCTTGATCTTGCAGGTAATCGACGACAGCGTCGCCGTTGGCAAAGTCAGCGGTTTTGTGCGCAGACTTATTGAGTTTAAATGAGCCATCCTTTTGTAGCGTGGCAAAGCAGTTATCTTGAATATACTTTACCATGCGCTTGCGATTGATGCCGCTAGTGGCTTTATACAGTTCGGCAAACATAGACACGTCGCGGTGCTCGTAAGCATGGCCGGCCGTGTGGACTAATACAGTCTGGATGCGGCCGCGCAGAGATTTAGCATCGGACTTGATTGATGTAACTTTTGTTTTAAGAGCTTTAATAGATAACATAGTATGTCCTTTCTGAGACAAGGGTGGATAATTTGGTACATGAAAGCGCACCACGTGGATGCACTTACAAATACCGCGCCCCATTGTCAGAGGGGTTGTGCGGTATCCGACATTATTCAGCGTGCCCCTCCATTGTCTCAGAGTGAGGTTCGGCCGCAAGGTCACATTGGGTGACGCATACACGATCCGCGCTTATGGTAAAGCCGATTGGTTTCCCCGCATGCAGTAGCGGTTGACGCTTGAGAACTTTCGCATCCTTCGCACACTAAAGCGTGCGAGATCACCTACAATCCCAACCTTTCGACTGTGGACGATGTGACCCGAAGGTGTATCTAACCGTCCTACATATGGCGCGACGTCAACAGGGGGGGGAGTGACCGCAGGGGGGTGGCCACCCACCCAGCCCTTATGTATTGCGTGTACAGCAGCCCCTATTTTTCCCATTGTTCCCCCTTTGTTCCTCCCACGCCTATCTTGACCCGTTGATGCCAACGTGTTAACAGATGTACCTATGAGTAAGCATATAAACCAAGCAATTGATCCCACCCAATCGCATAAAGCGCTGCTATCCCCTAAAGATTTGCTGGCAATTGAGGCAGATCCGGCCAAGATGGAGACCTTTTCGCGCCTCCTTGGTGCAGTAAACCTCGATAATTTGTTCCGCCACATGCAAAATCCGGACATAAACCCTGCAACACGCATAGAATTTCAGAAGATGCTCAACAAAATGGGGCGTTTAGAGCCCGATACCAAGTTGGATACCCTCGGGAATGGTCCCCAAGTGGTGATAAACATCACCAGGGCGAAGGATTCACCTGATAGTATTACCATAGATGGTACCAGTGAGGCCGTAATCGATGAAGCATGAGATAAATTTCGAGGTAATTGAGTCCCTGGATGACTTTTTCTACTCGCCAAAGTTCATTTCGCTCGCAGTTGGACCCGTTGGATCGACGAAAACGACCGCAGGAATTATGAAAATACTGCAACATGCGGCTAAAATGGCGCCCTGTAAGGACGGAATTAGGCGTTCTAGGACGATTTGGGTGCGTAATACGCGGGAACAGTTGCGCGATACGTCCATACCGGACTTCCTAAAGTGGATACCAGACGGGGTTATGGGGTCTTTTCTTAAAACAGAGTACAAATTCGTCATAAAAGTTGGCGATGTGGAGTGCGAGGTGCTGTTTAGAGGGCTCGACGACGCAAACGACGTGCGTAGATTGCTCTCATTACAGGCAAGTTTCATAATTTTCGACGAATTTAGGGAAATCCACCCAGATATATACAACGCAGCCCAAGGACGTGTAGGGCGGTATCCCGATAAGATGATGAACACTGTGGGGTGTGTGACCGATGACGGAAAACCCAATATGCACATATGGGGCATGACGAACCCACCGGATATGGATACCTTTTGGGAGGATTTGCTCACGGAGCCCCCCGATAACGTGCATGTAACGATACAGCCCTCGGGTTTAAGCCCCGAAGCCGACTGGACGAAATTTCTGCCCGATGATTACTACGACAACCTCGCCCAAGGTAAAACTGACGACTGGATAGATGTGTACATACACGCAAAATTTGGACGGAGTTTATCTGGGCAACCGGTGTTTAGGTCATTTGATCGAACTGTGCATGGCTCAAAAGAAGAGATGAAGCCTATGTTCACGGAGTCGCCGTTACTGATAGGCGTAGATGCAGGGCTCACGCCCGCCGCCGTAATAGGGCAGGTGGCACACGACGGACGCCTTGTGGTGTATGACGCGCTCATATCTGACGGCATGGGGGCGCTGAGATTTATACGAGAGCGGTTAAAACCGCTGTTGGCTAACAAATTCCCGGGGCGACAGACATTGGTTATTATTGATCCAGCGGCGTTTCAGAGGGCGCAGACGGACGAGAGAACGGTTGCGGACATATACAAGACGGAAGGGTTTATGGTAAAACCTGCGCGGACGAACTCAGTCGCGGCACGCCTTGCGGCAGTCGAAAAATTTTTAACTTACGTTGTAGACGGGAAGTACGGATTTATAATTGATACTGTAAGCGCGACCTCGCTCGTGCAGGCGTTGGCCGGTAAGTATCGGTATAAAATAAATACAAAAGGGGCGCGAGACGAGAAGCCAGAAAAATCCCACCCCTGGTCAGACGTCGCCGATGCGTTTCAGTACATGTGTCTGCACGCGGACGGCGGGGAAACATTTGGGTCGTTAGCCGCGTCCACACAGAGAAAGAACGTCGTAAAAGTGTCCGCTCATGGGTGGACTTGATTTGTTGACATGTAAGCAGATGTCGAGTATGGTAATTTTAACGTCACATGTGAGAACGTAATATGGCGCTTGGCCCGCAGTTAATACCAGTTGCGCGAGCCTCTGACCTTGAGGACGCAGCAAACCGAGCTTCCAGCGAGAAGCAGAACAGTCCACTTATGGTGGGTCTGGCATCACACACGCGTAAGCGTTGGGAAATTCTACGAGACCATCACTCAGGAACTATAGAGCCTCGGCTCGCAGAGTGTGTCCGCGCCCGAAACATGGAGTACGAACCCAGTAAAGCCGCTGAAATACGCGAGCAGGGTGGGTCTGAAATCTTTATGGGCATAGTCAGTTCGAAATGCCGTACAGCCACTGCTTGGTTGCGCGATACACTACTGGGAACAGGTGCAGATAAGCCTTGGTCGCTCTCAGCGACACCAATCCCGGAAGTCCCACCAAGCGTAGCCTCAGACTTACAAAATATAATGCAGATGAACCTCCAACAGTATTATGCTGAAGGAAATGGTGAAATTCCTCCGATGGAGCTGAAAAAGCTTGCGTCTGACATGAAAGACACTGCGATGCGGGCTATGAAGTTCGAAGCAGAGAAACGTGTCGAGCGGATGGAAATGAAAATGGAAGACCAGATGGTTGAGGGTGGCTTCGTAAAAGCCCTGTTCGACTTCACGAATGACGTGGCAACGTTTCCGCACGCTATTCTAAAGGGTCCGATCCCACGCAAACGCAAAACAATGAAGTACGTTGAGGGTGGCCTTGGCGTCGTTGAGGTTTTGCGCGATGAGTGGGAACGCGTTGATCCGTTCAAGTTTTACTACGCACCTTGGGCAGATGACGTACAGAATATGCCTATAATTGAGTTACACCATCTTACACGAGAAGACGTGGAAGAGATGCTCGGTGTAGAAGGGTACGACGAGGACGCAGTGCGTTCTATCCTTTCTGACTTTGGCTCTGGCGGTTTCGACTGGCTAGACCACGACATGGCAGAAATGGAAGAAGTTACAGGCGTAGACTTTGACGATGCACACTCTGACGTCGTTGCGGCTCTACAGCTCTGGGATACAATCCCTGGAGATATATTACTTGACTGGGGCTTGGACGAAGCTGAGATCGAAGACCCACAAAAATCATACCCTTGTGAAGTTTGGATGGTAAACAACACAGTCATTCGTGCTGTGCTTAACTACGACCCGTTAGGTCGTAAGCCATACTATGTAACTTCATTTGAGAAAGTTCCGGGTCGTTTAGACGGCAACGGGGTTGCCGACCTGTGTATGGACGCCCAAAATATGTGTAACGCTGCTGCTCGCGCGTTGGCAAACAACATGGGTATTTCATCGGGTCCACAGGTCGGCGTAAATATAAGCCGATTACCGGCGGGTGAGGACATCACACAGATGTACCCTTGGAAAATATGGCAGTTTCGTCAGTCTGATTTCGCTGATTCAACCCCTCCAATGTCATTTTTCCAGCCTAATTCAAATGCCCAAGAGCTTATGTCTGTGTTTGACCGATTTATGGCCATATCAGACGAAGTATCGGGCATACCACGTTACATGACAGGACAGCACGTTCCGGGCGCAGGGCGTACCTCTTCGGGGCTATCTATGCTTATGTCTAACGCAGGTAAGAGTATCAAACAGGTTATAGCAAATATCGATCACGATGTGATGCGACCCATGTTGGAACGTCAGTACCAGAGAAATCTACGGTACAGTGAAGACGAAGATCTGATTGGTGACGTGCAGATTGTTGCGACAGGCGCTATGTCCCTGGTTGTTAAAGAAGCAGAAGCTGTCCGCAAGACTGACTTCTTGCGTCTTGTCCTCGAAAGTCCAGTTGCTCAACAGATCGTTGGGTTGCCAGGGACAGCAGAGTTACTGCGCGATGTGGCGGGAAATCTTAACACAAATGTTGATCGTCTTGTTCCATCCAGGGAAGACGTCCAGAAACAACAAGCTATGGCGCAACAGCAACAAATGATGATGCAACAGCAGCAGATGGCAGAGCAAGAAGCGGCGAACATACAAGAAGACGGAACGGAGATGGGTGGTCGTCAAGACAATACCATGAGCCCACGTCCAAATGGCGCTTAGTGCTTACATCTGTTGACACGTTGACAGATATAGGATAAATTACAGCTATGATTGATCTGAATCTTTGTAACCCACAGCATGTAAATGCACTACTTCGGGTCAAAGAGGCAGGCGATACTTCCCTACAAGATTTACTGGGGGAGTTGGTAGACACGGCTAAAGGCCGACTAGTAAGTGCAACCGATATGGTGACAATCCACCGGTTGCAGGGTCGGGCTGAAGCATTTGAAGATTTACTAAAGGCGATTGAAGAGTCGCCCAAAGTAGGAAACCGCTCGTAAGAGCACAACGAGGCACACCAAGACGGGAGCAGCATACTACGGGCGCTGCACAACAGACATGATGCTTTAAGGAGAACTATATGGCATTGCCAAAACAGGTACAGGCACAAATTGCAGAATTGGAAGAACTAGAGAAAACGCTAGAAGCCCAGAAAAAACCAAAGCTGGTTAAAGACGAACAAGTCGAAACCGCAGTGGAACCCCTGGATACGGAAGTGGAAGTAACTGAAGAAGCCGTTGAAGCAACAACCGAACCTGATGAAGCAAAGTCAGCTGACACGTCACCGACGGACGTAGAGGAAGAGACTTTTAAGCAAAAGTACAAAACCCTAACGGGTAAGTATGACGCTGAAGTTCCACGGTTGCACCAACAGGTGCGCGAAATGACCGAGGCAACGAAACAGCTCCAACAGGAGCTTAAAGCGCTTAAAGTTGAACCGACAAAGTCGAAGGAGAAAGTCAGTTATGTGACCGATGCAGATCGAGCCGAATTTGGTGAAGAACTGATTGACGTTCAACGTCGAGTAGCACAGGAAGTTTCGCAAGAATATACGGAACGGATGGAGCAACAAGACGCAGTTATCCAGAAGCTGCAAGAACAACTTGCGAAGACGGGTAACGATGTTGGAGAGATGAGCTTTACTCAGCGCCTACATTCCGTAGTGCCTGACTTTGCTGAAATCGACAACGATGAACGATGGGTTGCGTGGCTAAATGAGCATGATCCTATGCTTAGAGGTCCGCGACGAGATCAGGCCGCTGCTGCGTTTCAAGCAGGTGATGCCGAAGCAGTTTTACATTATGTAAACCTCTTCAAACAAAGCATTGCCGAACCGGAAACAGCACCACGGCAACAACGCCAGACCGAACTCGAGAAACAGGTTGCACCAAACCGTTCTGCAAATTCTGTACGTACGCAGAGTGCAAACCAAAACTCTAAGATATACTCCTCAAGGGAAGTAGATAACGCTTGGATTAAAGTTCGTGCCCTTAATACTAAAGGAAAATATGCAGATGCGGAAAAACTTGAAGCTGAATTGACAGTTGCATATATGGAAGGTCGCGTTAGAGCATAACTCTTCGTGTTAACATGTAAGCAGCTATCGAGTAACCAAACTTAATAGGAGGCCAAAATGGCTGCTGTATTTCCCGTCGTCGGTTCCGGCGCATTTGACACAAACCCATCTTACTCAGGTGGATTTATCCCACAACTCTGGTCGCAAAAGCTAAACGCTAAGTTTTATGCGAACACAATGATGACTGAAATTTCCAATACTGATTGGGAAGGCGAGATCAAAAATCAAGGCGATACAATTCGTATCCGTCAAGCACCATCAATCACCATCAATAACTACGCAGGAGCGGGCACTACCCTGACTTCTGAAGTTCCTGTACCGATCTTCCAAGACATGCAGATCGACCAAGGTAAATACTTCAGCGTACAAGTAAACGATGTACTTGCTCACCAAGCTGACATGGACTTAATGAACATGTTCACTGATGATGCCGCTAAACAGTTAAAAATTGTTATCGAAAATGACACGTTCTTCAACTGGTTTGTAACAACAGGTGCAAACGCGTCTAACAAAGGTGCAACTGCTGGTGCTATCTCAGGTGCTTACAACTTAGGTACTGACGTTGCTCCAATCGACCAAGCAACACCTGCAAACGTACTAAACGCTATCTTACAGATGTCTTCAGCACTAGATGAGCAAAACGTTCCAGAAGATGGGCGTTGGTTAATCATCTCACCACGCGATCGTCAGTTGTTAATGCAAACAAACATTGCGCAAGCGTATTTCACAGGGGATCAGTCAAGCACAATCCGTACAGGTAAAATCGGTATGCTAGATCGCTTCGACGTATACGTGTCTAACTTGTTGCCAAAAGGTCAAGCAGCTAAAGCTCTTGTTCCAGGTCTATCTGCAACATCTGGTGGTGCAACAGTATCAAACGCTAAAGCACGTCGCATGATGGTAGCTGGTACAAGCACAGCTTGTTCGTTTGCTTCTCAGATCAGCAAAACTGAGCCTTTACGTAACCAAACTGACTTTGGTGACATCGTTCGTGGCCTTGCCGTATTTGGCCGCAAAGTTGTTAAAAACGAAGCATTGGTAACAGCTCTAGTTGGCGCTGCAAGCTAATAGCTAACGGGAGGGGGAACACTCCCCCTCTCACCCTTTAATGAGAGGACTAAGCTAATGGCGACCATAAAGGTTATCGATGTTATTTCTCGCGTCGAAGCTATTTTACAAGATTCAAACGTGCGTTGGCCGCGTCTCGAGCTTCAACGGTGGTTGAACGAGTCGTACCTCAGCATAGTTTTACTCAGACCAGACGCAAACGCGAAGTGTGCAACTTTTACATGTGCGGCCGGTTCCAAGCAAACATTAACTGCATCTAGCGGTGGGTTTCCGACAGCAATTAGGCTGTTAGACATCAAACGAAATTTAGCTTCTATCTCTACTAAGAAGGTGGTCAGGGTTGTTGCGCAGAGTGTTTTAGATGATCAGCGTCCGAGCTGGCACACAGAGACACAAACCGCTAACATTCAGCATTATACTTACGACCCTCGTAACCCTAAAGACTTTTATGTTTATCCTCCGGCGGCGGCAACAGCCCAGTTAGAGGTCGTCTACGTCGACACACCAGATCAGCACGCGCTGACGGACAGTCAGTTAGACCCCGCAAATAGTAATGCCACAGTTATTTTACTTGACGATATATACCTTGGTCCAATCACTGATTGGGTACTGTATAGAGCGTACTCCAAAGATGCAGAGTACGGAGCTAATGAGGCACGCGCTTCAGCTGCTTTTCAAACATTCAACGCGGCTATTGGTACAAAAACTCAAGTGGACGCGGCAGTTTCGCCGTCTCCAGGAAGTATGGTGGCGTAAATGGCTACAACCCCTTGGAGTAAATTTTATCCGTACCTACAACCTTACCTACCGGGTTGTCCTGAGATTGTTATGGAGTCGCACTTGCAAGAGGCCGCTTCTAAGTTCTTAGAGCGAAGCGAGATTTGGCGCTTTGAGATAGAAAAAGATTACGCTGTAAATAAAGTTCCAGACTATCCAATACAGTTGCCATCTAACGAAGCAATCCTAGAAAATGTCTACGAATTAATACTGGACGGGCGACCTATGAGTCGTGTCACAGACAAACATTTAGACACGTCACAGTTTAACGGGACGGGCTCACCATCATTCTACGCTATATACCAAGATACATCCATTCGGTTCTACCCAACACCTGACAATAAATACTCTTTCAGAGGGTGGGGAGTTCTTAAAACAAAACTTACTGCAACGGGTGTAGAAGACTGGATTTTTGAATCCCACGGTCGCTGTATTTCGTATGGAGCTATAGCGCATTTAACATCTGTACCTGGCAAAGAGTGGAGCAACATGGAGTTGTCCATGTACTACCGACAAAAGTTTGCCAAAGAAATCGACGACGCGAAGAGTAGAGAGTACCGCAGAGTAAGAACGCGTGTACAGTTTCAAAACTTTTCTGGTCGTAGAAGGAGAGCATAATGGCAACATCATTTAACTACGTACAAGGCGATACTGGACCACAAATAAAAGTGACGTTGGTTGACGAAGAAACAAACACAGCTACAAATCTTACAGGTGGTTCTGTAACTCTGCATTTTCGTGCTGTTGGAGAAACAACAGTATTATTCTCGCGAGCGTTGTACGTAAATCCAGACACTGCTGCTACTGGAGTAGCAATTGTTCAGTGGCAGGCAAACGATTTAAACCAAGAAGCTGGTACTTACGAGGGTGAGCTAGAAATAGTTAAAGCCTCTGGACTTCGCGAAACTTTATTTGACACGTTGCGGTTTAGAATCCGGGAGGACTTTGCGTGAAGCTCAAATCCGCAATATTCTATGAAGCACTTAAAGCTGCCTACAAGCGACTGGGTATTTCTGCGAGTTATGTTGCGACGTCAAGTTTTACACAGTTAGGGACAACGGCGACGTTTTCAGCGTCTGCTATAAAAGCCTCGTTTCAAACGGGTGAGTTTTTAATAAGTTCAGAATTTTTAGATGTGTTAAATCCTCTTGATGGCGTTGGGTCATCAGACGGTGCTGTTTTAAGTGTGTTTAAAACATTTACTGACGACTCTAGTGCGGCGGAAGATGCTACTCTAGCGTTCTTTAAAGTTCTTGCTGAAAATGGGTACGTAAGTGAAGAGCACATATTTAGTTTCTTTAAGTCGCTAACCGAAACAGCAACAGTTTTAGACCCTATTAGTAAAAACTTCAGCCCTGGCTTTACTGACGCGTACGGCGCCAGTGAGGTATTGACGCTTAATTTAAGTACGGTGGCAAACGACAATTTTTCTACCAACGATCAATTATTCATTAAGCACCCCAACAAAAGATTAAATGAAGCTCCTTCTGCTGTGGATGCAATAGAGGCGTTTGCAATTACTAAACTCCTCGCCGATCAAGCAACTGTAACTGACGACTTAGACGGTGAAGCAACGGCAGAAGACGATCAAGAAATGCAGTTTGCAAAAGTTACGGGAAACATAGCTGCGGCTATAGACGTCCTTACCTTAGCTGTGAACTACAATAGAGTGTTTACGGACAGCTACGGAGTTACGGACAGCGATGTTCTTCACTTTGGCAAACGTCCGGCAGACACAACCTCCATGACCGACGTGGGGTCATTACGAAGTCAGGGTTTTGCTGATTTCACTTACTTTGCGGAAGACTACGTCGGCGCTTCCCGAACCTTTACTTAGGAGATCGAAATGATCCTTGAAAACTTAAAGCTATCCGGTCAGCTTAACATCGTCCTAAAGGACAAGGCCGGGAACATTAAAGAAGAACGCGTGGAAAAGAACCTCGTTGTAAACGCAGGGCTTGCTTATATCGCATCTCGTATGACAGGTACTTCTAAAGCAGTCATGTCACACATGGCGCTCGGTTCTGGCACAACAGCGGCGGCCGCAAGTCAAACTGATCTTGTGACTCTACTAGGATCTCGCGAAGCATTAGACTCGGCAACGATCACCGGTTCTAACAACGAAAAAGTTGCATACGTATCTGCGTTTGAAGCAGGCGATGCAACGGGTGCTGTAACAGAAGCTGGAATTTTCAACGCTGCATCCTCGGGTGATATGCTTTGTCGTACTGTATTTAGCGTCGTTAACAAAGCTGCTGATGATACCATGTCCGTTACTTGGACAATCACTTTAGCTGCATCTTAATAGGTAGGGGGGAACAATGGCTACTATTGTAACACGATCTGGCAAGGGTTCGCCCCTAACTAACAATGAAGTTGACGCGAACTTTTCCAACTTAAACACCGACAAGTTGGAAAGTGTAAATAATACGCATTGGAGTGGCACAGACCTTTCCATTGTGAACGGGGGAACAGGAGCATCTTCGGCTGCTACTGCTCGCAGTAATTTAGATGTCGACCAAGCGGGAACGAGCTTGGCAATGGCAATAGCATTGGGGTGATTCATGGCAAACGTCTTTAAGAACTACACAAGCGCCTCAGTTGGTACAGGTGCAACTACAACATACACAGTCCCATCGTCTACGACCTCAGTGATGATCGGATGTAACTTAGCGAACCGAACAGCATCCTCGATCAAAGTAGATGTACAGGCGGCTGGAGTATACGTCATTAAAGATGCTCCTATTCCTTCTGGGTCAGCTCTATCAGTCTTGGATGGCAAGATTATCTTAGAGACTACAGATACTGTTGTCGTAACATCAGACACTGCATCATCTTGTGACGTTATCGTGAGTGTATTGGAGCAAACATAATATGGCTGGATATATAGGAAGTAAATCATCTGTCACACAAGTTGATGGATACACGGAAGCTGAAGCTGAAGCTGAGTTTGTAGCTAAA